TTTTCTTGAAAAGGTCCATATAGTCGTACTGGATTTTCCTTTAAGTTATAATTTTTTATTGCATAATCAAATATATTACAAAGAATATTGTAAATCTTATTCATATATGATACTGAAATACCTGTTTTTTGCAGGTTCTCAGCCCATTTTCTAACTTTTTGTATATTTATATCATTAATGTAAAAACTTTCAAAATGGAGCATAATATGATTGCTATAGTCCTTTGTATATGAATAAACGGTTGATTGCTTCCTAATTAAACTTAAATTTTTAAAATAATCATTAGCAACAATGCTAAACTTAACTAATGTTGGATTATCACGTTTAGTAACAAATAGTAATTCCTCTTGTTCTGCCTCTTGCTTTGTAAGAAACATTTTAGATCTATAATATTTAATTTTGCCCTCAGAGTTTCTATAACTTTTTCTGTAATACCAATGCCTGTTATCTTTAGTCCATTTTGATTTGTTTTTTTCATTATATACTGCCATTTTATCAACTCCAATCTTTACTTTTTATCTTAGTTAGTGTAAAATTAGAGTATAGAAAAAAGAATGTCTTGTCAGGGACTATTTTATTTTTTCTATACTATGACTTCGTGTTGGCGCACGAGGTCTTTTTTTTAACTATTTAGTATTTTTTGTTTCTCTTTTTCAAATTCTTCTTGATTTATAACATTTTCATCTAATAATTTTTTTAATTTTGATAATTTATCATATTTATCATTTTGTTGTATAAAAGTTGTTGACTGATTATTATTTTTTCTTGAATTATATTCTTCAATATAGTTTTTTATATATTCAGCATTTTCATTCATTATAGTATTTTGTTTTTTACCATAGTTATCAAAATATACTATGTTTTCATCTTTAGCACCTTTCACAACTCCACTTTTTCTTTCCTCATGTCCTGATACAAGAAATTGAATATAACCTCTTGCAAATCCAACTTTTTTTAGTTGAACTGCTGTAATTTGGTTTATTAGAATTGTTTTTTCTCCGGTAAATCCATGACTAAACTTTGCAATAATTCCAGGTCTAGAAATTGTTAGTCGATTATCATTTAATGTTATTTCAACCTTTCCTTGATCCATTGATTTAAATTTGAATAATTTGTTATTCAAATCTTGATTTAAATAAACTTGCTTTGATTCTAATATTTGTGCACCACAATGAGAACAAAATTTTTGATTGTTTTTTATTTCCTTTCCACATTTTTTACAATACATAATAACAGCTTCCTTTCATATATTTATTATATATCAAAATACCTGTACTAGCATATTTTAATCAATTTTAGTTCTTTTTTCTCTAGCGATTCCTATAACTTTAATAGGTAATTGTTCAACTTGTTCTTTTGAGAACATCATAATATCGTAGGATGTATTATATGGTTGTAATACTATACCTTGATCATTAACAATAATTTTTTTGAATGTTGATTCAGTGTGATTGATCATAACAGCAACATCTTTATTTTTATATGACTCTATATCATTATTTTGTTCAAATATGACTGTATCGCCATCTTGATATTTAGGAAACATACTATCTCCGCTTAATTTAATGCCAAAGAACTTTTTTCCACCATTAGCCCAACTCCTTGGTATATCAACATAATCTATGATATCACTCTGACTTTCTATTGGAATGCCTGCTTTTATGGTACCATAAACAGGTACTTTTACTATATTTAAATTAATATCAATAGTATTGGCATTATCAAAATTCAAAGGTGGGAAAAATTCATTAATAGAAATGTTAAAGAAATCTGCTAATTTAAATAAGACATTCTGATTTGCCTCTAATATACCGCTTTCATATCTAGAAATAGTTTGTGAGGTAGTACTTAAGTATTCTCCTAGTTCTTGTTGAGTTAAGCCTTTTTTTACTCTAAAATATTTTATTTTTTCTCCAACAAATTTTGAAACTTCCATGATAACTCCTTTCCAACATTATTATACCATTAATTTACGAAAATGGAACAAAAAGTTTAATAATAATAAAAAAAGTGTTGACAATGTACCAATACGGTACTAAAATAAAATTGTCAATAAGACAGAAAGGAGATAAAAATATGCAAGGAAAATTAATTCTATTAATGAAAGAAAATAATATAACAAATAAAGAATTAGCAAGTGAAATTGGTATTTCTGAGAAACAAATAGGATTAAAATTAAAAGGTGAAACAGATTTTAAAAGTTCTGAAATGTTTAAAATATCTGAAATATTTCAGAAAAATATAAACGAAATTTTTTTACCACCAATGTACGATAATGGTACAAATAAAAAATAATATCTAAAGATTAGATGTTAGAGAGAAAGGAGTTATAGTATGAAAAAAAATGTCCCTGACAAGACAAATGAAGAAATACTAAAACAGTTGTATATATCTGCGTATGATCTTCAATTGCTTATACCAGGAATATCATATGCAACATCTCTTAAATACATTAAAGAAATAAGAGAAGAAATGGAAAAAAAGAATATGTTTCAACCAGAAAGTAAGACATTATTAGCTTTAACTAAATTGGTTAGAAAAAAATTTGGATTTTAAAAGGAGTAAATATGACAAGAAAAGAATTAAAAGAAATAGCAAATGAATTACCATTAAAGCAAACGTTCACAGTAGCAATGATATTTAATGTAGTTATTATGGTTTTAGCAATTATAACTTTATAAGAATAAAAGGAGGAATTATGAAAATAGACACAAAAAAAGACTTAACAGCCAGCCAGCAAATTAAGTCCTTGTTAATTAAATTAACGACTAAATTATATCATAAAGTTGTTAATAAATCAAGTTTTGAGGTGTGTATATGCTAGAAGAACAGATATATACTTACTTACTAAATTATCATTTAGGAAGAGAAAATTTGATTAAAAATAAAGATTTAAGAGCAAAATTTCACGTGAATAGTGATAAAAGTTTGCGAAAAATTATACAAAACATAAGAGAAAATAAACAATTTTCACAAATTATTGGATCAGTTTCTGGAAAAAATGGCGGATTTTATATCTGCAAAAGTGAAGAAGAAGTTCAAGAAACGATCAACAATATTAAACATAGAGCAAATCAAATGTTAAAGATGTGTTACATATTAGACTGGAAGAGAGAGAGGCTGGAATAGAAAATGAAAACAAAAAAAGACAGAAATAAATTTTATTTTATGAGAAGTTTCTATGAAGCAGTTGAAACTCTTGCAAACAAAGATAAATCAAAGATGTATGAGGCAATTATTAAATATTCATTTGAAGAGGATTATGTACCAGAATTTAAAGGAACTTTAGCAACAGTTTGGTTATTAATAAAACCAGTTTTGGACAATAGTTTCAAACAATATAAAAATGGTAGCCAAAACAATGCCAATCGTTAGGGTGGCTTTAATTTGGCTCATAGCCAATAAAAAAGCCAAGGTCATCTAGGATAAGGAATAGGAAATAGGAAGAGGAATATGGATAAGGAAGTGGAGTGTGGAGTTAAGCTTCGATTAAATACATTTAATACATATTGGAATATTTTAAAAAGAAATTATCAAGACACACAACACACTGATGAAGATTATAAAATTTACTATTCAATTTTTAGAGAATATGAAGAAAAGGAATTTATACGAGCCATAAAACTTGTTTTAAAGTATCAATCATTTTTTCCGAGAATAAATGAAATTGTTAAGTTCTTACCTAAGATTGATGACGAAATTTTAGAAAATGAAAATATTCCAAAATGGATGAATCAAACCTTAAATTCTATTGAACCAAATGAATTAGAAGAAAAAGAAATGGAAAGGATAATTTCAAACTTAATTGTCGAAGAATAAATGTTATTCAAATGATGCCTACAATGAAACAAGCCAAAAATGAATTTGTGGCGCTAAAAGAAGTTTTATACATTGCAAAGAAGATATCTTGATTTGTCATATTTGTGGAAGAAACATCTATAGAAATGAAAGAATTAAGTTCAAGAAAGAAATGGAAAAGAGGTTAAAAAATGAAAATAGAACTTGAGACGAGTGAGAGAAACTATCTGTACAGATTGTTAGAAAATTATGAGCAATATTATAAAAATTATTCTAAAGCAGAAATTGAAAGAGAATATCAATTAAGCATGATTTTACGAATAAAAGAGAGGTTAACTGGAAAAAAGTTAGATATAGATATAGCTAATAGTAAATCTCCCATTAACTATTTAGCTATTGGAGGAGATTAGTATGAATACAAAAGATCTAGATAGCTATTATCCAGGCTATGATGCTTATTGTGATGAACTGGAAGAAAAAACAAAAGTACCATTTGATGACTATAAAAAAATAGAAGAAGAAAGAGATAATCTTAAAAATTTGCTAGATGATATTAAATCAACTTTAAAGGAAAAAACAACTATGATAGAAAAATATAAAATATTAAATGCATTGATAGAGGATTTTGAGGTATAACAATGATCAAATATACAGTTGAAAAGAGTCATTTTGATAATGAATATATTCTATGGAAAACAACTTCTACGGAAAGAGGAATATGTTGCAAAAATAAATTTAAAGGTCCATATAGAAAATGCATTGAATACAAAAAAATATTAGAAGAAGAGGAGAAAAAGAGTAATGGAAGAAGCAAAAATAGTAAAAGAAAAGGAATTAATTAAACCAGAATTTAAGAGTGATATAAAGGCAGAAATAAAATCATTAGGACAAATAGAGGATAATATTCAAGATGTACAGGAATATGCATTAAAATTGAATGATTATTATTCAAAAATAGTATTCACAGAAGATACTTTGAAAGAAGCTAAGAGTGAGAAATCAGAAATTAATAAATTTAAAAAGAAAGTTTCTGATTTTAGAAAGAAAATAGTTGAGGAGTATAATAAACCACTACAAAAATTCATTGATTCTGCAAAAACAACAGAAACTTTATTGACAGATACTTATACAACTATAAATAATCAAGTTAATTTCTATGAACAGGAACTAAAAGAACAAAAATTAGAAGAAATAAAAAATTATTTTGATGAACTAAAAATAAAAGAAAATTTAGATTTTATTACGTTTGAACAAACAAATATAAATATTACATTATCTTCAAGTAAAAAATCACTAAGAGAACAAGTTTCAACATTTGTAACTAAAGTTTTAGATGATATTAATTTAATAAATACTCAACAATATATTGATGAAATTATGATTGAATACAAAAAGGATTTAAACGTATCAAGAGCAATTACTGATGTCAACAATAGACATGTAGAATTGGAAAGAATACAACAAGAAAAAGAAAATACAAAAGAACAAGAAATAACAGATGAAATAATGATAAATAAAATAGATAGTTTAACTGCACCAAGAATTGAAGAATCAACAGAAAAACAACAAATTATTGAAAGTGCATTTGTTATTAGAACAACAAATATAGAATGCTTAAGAGAACTTAAAAAGGTAGTGGAAAAATATAATTCAAAAATGATAAGTTTAACGAAAAAAGGAGAAGTATATTATGAACAATAAACAAGAATTACAAAACAATTTAGCAGTTGTATATGAGGTAGATGGACAACAAATTAAATTAACACCAAAAATAGTACAAGATTATATAGTAGGAACTAAAGCTCAAATAACAATGCCAGAGTTTAAAATGTTTACTGAATTATGTAAGGTAAGAGGATTAAATCCATTTTTAAAAGAAGCTTACTGTATAAAGTATTCAAATAACACTCCAGCAACTATTGTTGTAGGTAAAGATGCAATACTAAAAAGAGCAGTATTAAATCCTAAATACAATGGTATGAAATCAGGAATATATGTAATTAATGAAAATGGAGAAGAGATTAAAAGAATAGGAACATTTAAGTTACCAGAAGAAACATTAGTAGGTGGCTGGGCAGAAGTATTTAGAAAAGATTGGGAATATTCAATTGAATCTAGTGTCTCTTTAGAAGAATCAATTCAAAAGAAAAGCAATGGAGAAATTAATTCTAATTGGACAAAGCAACCAGCTACAATGATTGAAAAAGTAGCTAAAGTAAGAGCATTAAGAGAGGCTTTTGTAGAAGAACTTGGTGGAATGTATGAAGCAGAAGAAATGAATGTTGATTTACCTGAATTAAGAGATGAAGATAAAGTGATATTACAAGATGACGAGAACATACAAGAGGCAGAAATAAAAGATGATTCTAATATAAAGCAAGTTGATATAAATGAATTATAAAATCATAAATACTGGAAGTGATGGAAATGCCACAGTTATAGCAGACATAATCTTAATAGATTGTGGTGTTTCTTTCCGTAAATTGGAACCATATGTTAAAAACTTGCAATTGGTATTATTAACTCATTTCCATCAGGATCACTTTAACAAAACTACAATCAGTAGATTATCAAAAGACAGACCAACACTAAGATTTGGTTGTTGTAAATGGTTGGTGCAAGAGTTAATAGATTGTGGTGTTGATAAAAGAAATATTGATGTTTATGTTCTAAACAAAAAGGCTATTTATAGTAATAATTTAAAGATAAAACCAGTAAAACTCTATCATGATGTGCCACAATGTGGTTACAAAATAGAAATTGATAAATATAAAGTATTTTATGCTACTGATACAAGAACTTTAGAAGGTATAAAGGCTATTGATTATGATTATTACTTTGTAGAAGCCAATTATGTAAATGATGATGAGTTACACAATAGAGCATACAATGATTATTACGAAAATAGAGTTAAAAATACACATTTAAGTCAAGAACAAGCAACAGATTGGTTATTAGAAAATATGGGGTTAAATTCGGTTTATAAATTTATGCACCAACATAAGGAGAAGAAAAATGGATAGAAGAGAATTAGCTAGAGAATATTTTAGACAATGTAAAATAACTTATGATGATATCACGATGAATGATATTTATAAGTTAATTAAATTATTGAATAAAAGAATAGTTGAAGCTGATAGCTGTATGATTATGATAAATGAGCCAAAACTAAGAGGAACAAATAGAAACATAATTTTTAAGAAAAATAAATTAGTATTTGCTGAAATAAGAGTAAAAGGGGATTATTTTAACGATAGAGAAGCAATTACTTTTAATGAAGATGGATTTATTGGATTATGTGGCTGGGCTGATGGTTATAATTTAACACCTTTTGTTATGGGATTTAAAGATTGGTGTGATTATATGAAAGGCAAGGTTTCATGTTAGAACAATTAAAACAAGATATTGAACAATATCAGGGTGCTATGGAAGATTTTTATAATCTTATTCCAGAGGATATAGAGAGTGCATATCAATTAGCTATGATATTTATGCAACTTGCTAATAGATGGGCAGAAATTCAGCTAAATGCTAATAAATATTGTACTGACTTAGGAGTTACAAGAACAGCATTTAAAGACTATGCATATCAAAAATATAGATTATCGTCTAAAGCACATGAATTTTGTAGAGTTGTTTGGAGGCAGGGTAAGGAAGAATATAAAAATAGTTTTAATGGGGAAATGCAATATGACTAAAAAAGTTTATGCAGTATATAAAGGTGATGAGTTTATAGATTTGGGTACTAAAGAGGAATTAGCGAAAAGGTTAGGCTGTAAACCTGAATCTATAGCATTTATGACAACACCTTGTTATAAAAAAAGAATTAAGGGAAAGGAAAATAGATTAACAGTAATCAAAGTTGAGGAGGAATAAAAATGTTTAATAGAAATGAAGAAAGAAAGGTTAAAGAATTTAAGGGAACAACAATATATTTAACGAAATATGATGATTTAAGTGTAGAAGAATATTTAGATAGAATTGTAAGAAGTATTGAAAGATATGAGAAACAAACTGGAGAAATGCCAGAAAAATTAAAATTGGGATATAGCAACTATGAAAGAATACTAAATCACAATAAAAATTTAATCGAAAAGAAGAATGATAAGTATTATACATTCGGAGTTGAAATAGAGGTGTAAGAAAACGATGAATATACTAACTACATTATTGTTTACTTATGCAGCAGTAGTAACAGTACTTTATGCAAGAAAAGATAAAGAAAACAGAATAAACTATAGTAATTATCAATGTTGTTTAAGAGCATTGTCAGAAACAGATCCAAAATTAAAAGAATATATAGAAAAGAATTCAATAAACTAAAGAAAATAAAATAAGAAGGTTGGTGATTAGTATGAATGAAAAGCTTCTCCCTATCAATATTTTTAAGAATTATTTAACAATCATAGTAGCAATATTGTTAATAATATTATCAGGAATTGGATTAAGTTATGTAAATGAGCAAGTGAGAAAGGATAGATGTTATGAATTAACACCACAGGATTTTTATAAAACTAAAACCTGTCAAAAATATGTTGAGGAGTATGAGGATGATTGAGGTTAGAAGTTTAGCAGTGATATTGACTATGATTGGTATTTCAATGATTATATCTGGGTCAATTACATTAAGTTATATCATTCATCAATCTGATACTATTGATGACTATGTAAACAAAATTAATGATTTAGAAAAGAAAAATAAAGATTTAGAAAGAGATTATAAATATGAAAGAGGACAAGCGGAATATTGGTACTACTATAGTGTCAATGACGCTTGTTAGGAGAAATAAGAAAAATGATAACAATAAAGGAAAGTCCAAGTAAAGTTACATTGTGGCAGTTTAATCAAGGTGATAGTAATGTTAAAGATTAAAGTATTTGATTGTGATTGTGAAAATCAGTTGACTAAGGATGTTAATAATTTTATAGAAGAAATAAATGATCAGGATAAAGAAGTTATAGATATTAAATTTTCTACAAGTATAGGCATTTATAGAGATGAACAAATATATTGCTTTAGTGCATTAGTTATGTATGATAATAAGATTTGTAAACAATACAAACCAAAAAGATATGAAATAGTAGAGAAAGTAGAGAGTGATGAGTAAATGGATATTATATTTGATATATTTATATGTTTTCTTTTATTATCGGGAGTAGGACTTATTTGTATGTTATTTTATTCATTGATAATGTTGCTAAGGAGTGCTAAGTAAATGGATGACAAAGAATTAGACAATTATATGAAAACAGTTAATCCTAATTTTGATTCACATATTGAAAAAGGAACAATCGAAATGAGTAATGAGTATTACAATTTATTAGAAGAAAAAATGGCAAGACTTATTAATCAAAATCAAGAATTAAAGGAACAACTTGAAGAAAAGCAAAATCCATTTAAAGGAATATTTGCACAAGTAAATGATGATACTCTTTTAAGAGATTGTGGAAATATGAATGCAGAAATGAACGAACTTAAAAATCAACAAAAAGAGTTTATAAAATGGCTAGAGAAAAAACAATCCTTTTTACGAGATGAAATATCCGAACTAACATTAGACATGTGTAATACGGATTTTCAAGATATAAAAACAGAAGTTTATGAGAAAGTTTTACAAAAATACAAAAGTATAATAGGAGATGATAAATAATGAAATTAGAAGTTGGAATGTATGTTAGGGGTAAGTATTATCAATACAGAGGAAAAATAGGAAAAATAATTAAAAATTATAATAATGATTTAGAAATTGCATATAAAGATGGCGTTTTAAAAACAAATGTAGGTAGTTTTATTGATGATAATTATGACGTTAATGGAAGACAATATGCTGCAAGTTTTGATATTATTGATTTAGTAGAAGTTAAGGACATTATTGAAATTGATGTAACTGATGAAGATAATTATTCTCATGTTTTAGGAATTAATTTTATAAGAATAGAAAATGAAAGAGATTTATCAAACATCAAAGATATGATTTTAAATGAAAGTGCAAAATTAATACAAATAGTTACACATGAGCAATTTGAACAAATGGCTTATAAGGTGGTGGAGTAAAGATGAAAAAAATTTTATTATTGATTATTTTAATATTGTTATTAACTGGTTGTGGTGCTGAACCTATAAGTAAAACAGAGACAAAAAATTTAACTTATTATATACAAGATAGTATGAATTTTGATTTTTATATAGATAAAGAAACTTGTATCGAATATATAATTTTTAGTAGCAGTTACAAAGGTGGAATTACACCAAGATTAAATACTGATGGTACTTTAAAATTAAATGAAATTTGTTTGAAATATAAAGGTGAGTAAATATGGACAGCACAAAAGAATTATTTAAAAGGTTAGGATATAAATTAGATGAACAAGAAGATTATTTAATATATTGAAAACTTGCTAAAAAGCAACAAGTAAATTATTATCATACACAAAATGAAATACAAATAGAATTTAATTTAACCTATAAGACAATAGAGAAAAGAGAATTGTTTCATACCGATGAAGATAACACAATAATCACTCTAAGAGAATTACAAGCTATAAACAAATAGAAGAATTAAATTAGAAATAGAAAGGACTGATAGAAATGGAATTATGGATTAGAAGCCAAGATAAAATGAATTTAGTAAAAGTAAGGCAAGTAGGTGTTAATTATCAGAATAACAAACAAATAATTGCTAATTATACACCTGAATTATATGAAAATAGTGGAGAATTTGTTGAACTATTAGGCATATATAAAACAAAAGAAAGAGCATTAGAAGTATTAGATGAAATAAATGATATAAAGCTTTATAAATATATGGCTAGTTTAGATTGGAACTCATTTGTAAGTTCTATATATGAAAAAACAATAAAAGAGCAAAAATTACTATTATCAATGATGAACACTTATCAAATGCCAAAGGAGTGATGAAAAATGAATAGAGAAATAAAATTTAGAGGAAAACACTCAAATAAATGGATATATGGTTATTTATTAAAAAGTATTGATGATAACAAATACTATATTTCAGTAAGTTTAGACCAATTTTATCAAGTCAAAGAAGAAACAATAGGACAATACACAGGATTAAAAGATAAAAATGGTGTAGATATTTATGAAGGCGATAAAGTTATGTTTGATAATGAATGGACTAATCCCAATGAAATTGGTGTTGTAACTTGGAATAAAGATACGGCTAGTTTTCAAATAAATGGTCATATTCCTAGTTCTTCTATGAAACATTTAGATAGAATGAAAGTAATAGGAAATATTTACGAATAATAATAAATTAAGGTTCGGTTGGGAAAGGAAAAAAATGACATTAAAGGAAGTAAATTATGAAGTAGAAAGATTAGAAAATAAGTTGAATAAGTTATTAAGAGATAAAGAGTTATTAGAAACTATAGCAGATCCAAAATCTACGGATTATACAAAAGTTATGGTAGATGGAGGAAAACATTCTAATATACTTGAAATATACATATTAAAACAAGATTTACCTAGATGGCAAGATTTAGACAAACGAATAAAACAAACGCAAGAGGAAATAAAGAATAATTTAGATTGGATAGACAATGAATTAAAGATATTAAAAAAATACAACAAAGTGGAACAATTGATAGTTTACTACAAGGAAGTTGATATAAAGAATTATACCTGGTATCAAATAGCATCTAAGGTTCATTATTCTATATCACAATGCAAAAGATTGTATAGCAAATATAAGAATAGGAGGGATATTTAAATGCATCGTGAGCAGATATATATACGGTTAAAAGAATACAAAAAGATATTGGAAGAAAAGGGATTCAATGTTATTTATATAGGATTATATGGAAGTCAAAATTATAATGTTGATGATGAACAAAGTGATATTGATTGCAAAGCAATTATACTACCAAATCTACATGATATTATTTTTAGAAAAGTAACGAGTATAACTATAGAATTAGAAACTGGCGCAATAGATGTAAAAGATTTAATTACTTTTTATAATGTTATTAGAAAAGGAAATTTTAGTTACATTGAAGCGATAGATACCCCATATTCAATTGGTGATAATTATGTTAAAGAATTGTTTAGACAGATAAGACCAAACTTAAAAAGTATGTTAGGTGCCATGTATGAAAAAAGAAAAGCATTAACACATGAATATCCTAGTAAAAAAAATGAATTTCAAAAATGGGAATTTGATCCTAAACAATATCATCATATTGTAAGATTATTTGATATTTTACAATATATTAGTAAAACTGGGGACAAAAGAAGTTATCTAAAATATCAAGAAAGTGCCAGAAAGTTTATGATAGCTGAAAAGAGAAACAAAAATAATCATACAAAAGAGTGGGTTGAAAAGTCCAGTGATTATATAATAGAACTAGCAAAATCATTTATTCCAAAAGATTACAAATATGAACCCACTGATTTATCAATAGATGTAAGTGAATATATAGAAAATAAATTAAAAATTGAAATGATGAATGATAATAAATTTACTTTTGCTAGAGAATATAGAACTTTTGATAACGGTGTACCTAAAAGAGATTTAGAAAAATTTCCAATATTGTGGGGTTTAAAAGATAAGGATATATCATATATAGTTTATGAAAGTATAGAAATATTATAATGAGCCAATATGAGCCATTTTTTATGAGACAATAGTATTGTGAGAAATTAAAGAGCTGAAATAAGCTCTTTTTTTGGTGGTATTTATGAAAGAAAAGAATAAATCGAGGGAAATATATTGTGATTATGATTACTTCATGAAACATGGTTGCAAAGGTTGTAAATTAGGGAGGTTGTGTGAAGAATGGGGTCGAAATAGGATTAAACGAAATAGCATTAATAATGATACTCGCACTAATAACAATAGCAATAAGTGGAAAGGACAATAAGAAATGAAGTTTAAGGTTAATGGCAATGCATGGATTATAAAGGAGTTGCCTAAAGAAAAAATGGAATTAAAAGATGCTTTAGGAGAAACAAATTATGAAACACAAGAAATACACTTATTAGATGTGTGTAAAAGTAAAAGAAACACATTAAAACATGAACTTTGCCATGTGTGGTTATGGGAATATAGTCACATGCAGAATGACGTTGATAAATTTCACTTTGAACAAGTGTGCCAGATAGTTGCTAATAGTAATGATTTTATCAACAACATTGTGGATAAATATTTTAAATAAATCATATCGCAGGGTGGAGCAGTCTGGTAGCTTGTCAGTCTCCTAAGCTGAAGGTCGGAGGTTCAAATCCTTCCCCTGCAACCAATTATAAAAAGAAGGTGATATATTAGGAACTTAAACAAATATATAAATATGCTATTAATAAACTTGTCTGAGAAATACGATATATCACTTATTGAAGTATATAAACCTAGAGAGGGAAAAATATTTAAAAACTTTACAGTTAATCTAAAAGTAAAAGATGATGAAGATTCATCAAGTGAACAATATCATTTTAGCAACAAAAGACAGTTAGTGAGTTGGTTGATGTGTCTAAGGTAAAGAGTAAAGAAAAAAACAAAAGTACCAGAACTAAATTAACTGATAAACAAAAGAAGAAAATTATTGCAGATTATGTTGAAAACAACAACTATTCAGAAACTGCTAGAATGAATAATGTTTCTGAGTATACTGTTAGAAAACTCTGTAAAGATGATAATAACAAAGAGATAAAAGAAAAAATCGAACAAAAAAAACAAGAAAATACTAAGTCAATGCTTGAAATGATAGCTAATACTAATGAGAAAAGACTTAATGCTATTTCAAAATTAGTTGATGCCATAGATGATAAAGCAGAGAAAGTTGACCAATTTACAAGTGTTAGAGATTTAGCTAGTGCATATGGAGTAATGATAGATAAAGAACTAAAATTTGCTGAAATGCAAAAGTTAAATTTAGATAAAAATAAACCACAGGTATTTTTTCCTGCAAAAGATATAGGAAAAGCATTTGTAGACTTATATAGAGATATTAAAGAAAGAAAACATGACGATTATTGGATTGAAGGTGGACGTGGTTCTATTAAATCTTCATTTTGGAGTGAAATAGTTCCAGAAGAATTAGAAAACAATCCAAACTGGTGCGCTATCTGTATTCGTAAAGTTGCTAATACATTGAAAGACTCTGTTTATAGCCAATTGGAGTGGGGGATGGATAAGTTATCAGAAACATATCCCTTTATAAATGAAAATTGGACTAAAACAAAAAGCCCTTTGGAAATGAGAAACAAGAAAACAGGGCAAATGATTTACTTTAGAGGTGCAGATGATCCAGGAAAGATTAAATCAATAAAACCACCTAAAGGAATGTATATAGCATTAATAATATATGAAGAGTTCGACCAAATGGCTGGTATGAATGAAGTTCGTAAGATAGACCAATCAGTCAAACGTGGTGGTAATGAGTATTTAACATTTAGAGTATATAATACTCCTAAATCTAAACGACATTTCGTTAACATAGAGAAGAGATTACCAAACCCTAAAAGATTAGTACATAGGAGTACATATCTAGATGTACCTGTTGATTGGTTAGGACAACCATTCTTTGATGATGCAGAACTATTAAAACAGAATAATCCTACTGCTTATGCTAATGAGTATTTAGGGGAAGAGACTGGCGATGGTGGAAATGTATTTGAAAATGTTGAATTAAGGGAGATAACTGATGAGGAAATAGAAAATTTTGATTACTTGTATCAAGGTATGGACTTTGGTTGGTATCCTGATCCATTAGCATGGACTAATATGTGTTATCAACCAAATAAACTAACATTGTATATTTTTGATGAGTTTGTAGTAAATAAAATGAGTAATGCTAAAGTTTGGAGTCATTTGCAACAAGAAAAAGGTGTTAAGAATGATGATTTAATTACTGCTGATAGTGCTGAGCCTAAATCAATAGGAGACTTTCAAAGTTATGGTTCTCTTATGAGAGGTGCAAAAAAAGGACCTGATAGTGTTGACTATTCAATGAAATGGTTATCAAGTTTAGCCAAGATAGTAATAGATCCTAAGAGGTGTCCTAAATCGGCAGAAGAGTTCACAACATATGAACATCCACAAGACAAAGATGGTAATTACATTACAGGATATGTTGATGCAGATAACCACTGTATAGATAGTGTTAGATATGCGCTAAATCCAATATGGAGAAGAAAAGGAGAATGATAATAGGTTAACTAATTTATGGAATAGAATACTTGCTTTATTTGGAAAAAAACAATTACCAGATGATATGTTAATGCAAGCAAACGATAGTTTTACAGCAATGTATGAAGAAGATAGAAATATCAACTTTACTGCTATATTTGCAAATAAGTTAGCTAATTATACGGTTAGTGACAGCAATATAGACATAGTTGGAGATAATCAAAGAGCTGATTTATTAAGAAAAATAGTAAAAAAGCTTAAGAAGAAATTAAAAAAAATTATAGCTAGGGAGCTAGGAACTGGTGGCGTACTTGTAGTGCCTTATGTTAGTAATAACAAGTTATATTTTAATATTATTTCTCAAAACAGATTATCTATCAATAAAATGATTGGTGATGATATAGTAGACTGCACAATTTTAGCAGAACATGTTGTTAGAGATAGAAATCATTATTATAGATGGGCTGACTATACTTTAGAAAATGGAAACCTATATATCAGATACAGAGCTACATTAGATGATGATCCAATTGAAATGACTATCATTCCAGAATGGAAAAATATAGAAGATATGTCTATTACTAATGTTGATAGAATGCCATTTATGTATATTAAGAGTCCAACCGACAACAGAAGAGAAATGGATAAATATGGAGCACCAATTACTTATGGTTGCGAAGAACAAATAGAAAAGATTATCAATGATTTAGAACAAATAGAAAGAGAATATGAGTTAAAAGATGTTTTTGTTGGTGCTGATATCACTATGTTTAAAGGAGAAAATGCCTTACCAACAAATGGACTTTACAAAAAGATAAACTCTGGTGAAGATAACTTTTGGGAAGTGTTTGATCCTGCTTTTAGAGATACATCATTATACAATAAATTAACTAATGATTTTGCATTACTAGAAAAGCAAGTTGGAACTTCAAAAGGAATACTTACAGATGCTCAAACTTCCAATGCAACAGCTACAGAAATTAAGAAAATGTTAAAAGAAACATTTGATATAGTTGATGATGTTCAAGATGGATTAGAAGATGGATTAGATGATTTCTTATATGCTTGTAATGTGTTAGCAAACTATTATAATTTAACACCTCAAGGAGAATATGAATTATCAACTGATTGGTCTTATTCTTTATTAGAGGATAGTCAACAAGAATTTAGTCAATTAATGCAAGGAGAGTCTAGAGGAGTAATCAAAAAGGCAGAATTAAGGCAATTCTTAAAACCTGGTGAAACCTTGGAGGAAGCACAAAAAGTTATTGATGAAATAAAATCAGAAAGTCCAAAAACTGAAGATTTGTTAGGAGAATAATATGAAATTATTTAAAAAAACAATTTACAAGATATGGGATATATTTAATTTTCCTAGATTTAGTCACTCTTCGGAAATTATAATTCCAAAAGTCAAAATTCCAGAAATAGTGCCAACAGAAGAATATAAAAAAAGATTAGAGGAATGTTTAAAAAATATAAATTTTGAGAACATTAAAGTCTATATTGATGGTAAACAAAGAAGGTGATTAAATGATAAAGGCAATATTGAATATAGTAATTATCACTTTTAAAATGTTATTTGTCATAATTAAAACAATATTGCTATTGCTTGTTCATCTTACTGCTTGTACTATTTGTAACCCTATAATTAGTCTTATCAACTTTGCGTTAAACAAAGAAATACCATATGTTGATATCTGCAAAATGTTTGGAGGAAGATAGCAGGTTAAGTGAAGAGGCATTAGAAAGACTATCAGAAAGATTAGTTAATAGAGTAGAAAAACTAAATACTTACATGATAGAAAAACTTGGAAAACAGATAGTTGATATTGGTACTTTTACTCCAAGTCAGGTAAGAGAAGTATTACAATCAGTAAAATATGGTAATAACCTAGATGAAATAATGAATGAAATAGCAGATGTGTCTGAAAAAAATGTATCTGATATATATAAAATATTTGAAGAAGTAGCAAAGAAAAATCAAAATTATGCTAAACAGTTTTATGAATATACAAAAACTAAATTTATTCCATATGAACAAAATGAGGCCTTGCAAGAACATGTTAAATCAATAGCTAAAGCAACTGCTAATGAATATATGAACATGAGTAAAACTTTTGCGTATATAAAAACTAACGCACAAGGTGTTAAGAAATATACTAAAATATCAGATGTTTATCAAAAGATAACAGATGAAGCTATATTGAATATAGTTCAAGGGCGAGAGTCTTATGAGATGACTATGCGAAAAGCAATGAAAGAAATGACCTCACGTGGATTAAGAACAGTTGATTTTAATAGTGGTTATTCTAGAAGAGCCGACTCATCTATTAGAATGAATGTAATGGATGGTATAAGAAGATTAAATCAAGAATTGCAAAAGTCATTTGGTGAAGAATTTGGAGCAGATGGTGTTGAAATATCACATCACAAGAATGCAGCACCTGATCATATAGATACTGTTGATGGTAAGCAGTTTAGTACAAAAGGTGCGGTAACAATTAAGGGTATTAGATATGAAGATTATGATACTGTTAACAATAATTTAGACAGACATGTTGGAGAACTAAATTGTTATCACTTTCCAATGCAAATAGTATTAGGGGTATCTGAACCTATATATTCAAAAGAACAATTAGAAGCAGATAAAAAAGCCAATAAAGATGGCTTTGAATTCGAAGGTAAACATTATACTAATTATGAAGGGACACAGTTGCAAAGACAAATGGAAACTAAGATAAGGCAATATAAAGATAGGCAAATAGGAGCTATAGCAACAGATGATGCCGATGAAGTATATCATTGTCAAGAAAAAATAAGACAATTAACTAACAAGTATAATGATTTACACAAAGTAAGTGGATTACCTACTAAAATAGATAGATTAAGAGTTGAAGGGTATAAAAAATTAAATGTCAAATTAAATGATGAATATATGTTAACCGGCAAAATTAAGGTAGGAAATTCCAATGATTTAGTAAAATCAGTTGGCATTAAGAAGTTACCTAATAACCACTATAGTAATATAAAAGAAATTATTAAAAATTCTGATCCATCATATAAATTTATTTTGAATAAATATAAAACTAATGTAAAAATTAAGAATTATAAATATGATGGTACACCTAGATATAATCCTATGTTTGATAATATAAAAATAAATATTGATGATGATAAATCAAAAGGATACAGCGCATTTTTTCATGAATATAGTCATATGATAGATCACAAACTAAAAAATCCATCACAGAAACCTGAATTCAAAGGAATGATACAGAATGACTTTGAAAAATTTAAATCAAATATGAAATTTAAGTATAATATAGATGATAAAGAATTTTATAAAAGAATGTCAAAAAAAATGAATTTAGATAGTCAATACAATTCTCTATCTGATATAATAGGTGGTATAACAAAAAATCAATGCATTGGAGGAGTAATGCATAGGGTAGAATATTGGGAAGGCAGAGGAAAGCTAGAAAGAGAATTTTTTGCTCATTTGGGCAGCGCTCTTGCCAGAAATTCTAAAGTTGAATTATATAACTTTAGAACCATATTTCCTAACTGCTATAAGTATTTTACTGATTCTATGAAAGGAGAATAATCATGGACTTTGACTTAGAAGATATTGAATTAAGTGAAGAGCAAAAAGAACTCGATGAGTTGTGGAAAGAATACAAACAAAAAGGATTTAAAGAGTTTGATACATGGTATAAAACTATGGATGAAATAAGAAATGAATTAAAAATATGCATAAGAGAAAACAAATCTCATGAAAAATTGTATGGAGAAGATGAAATAAAGGAAAATATAGACTATTAGCACTCAATAATGGGTGCTTTTATTATGCTATCTTATAGGTAGCTTAGAGTAGATATATAGTTTAATTAGCAAAACATAATAATATCTAGTATGTAGCAAAAACAATAGGACATACAATAATAGACTATAGTGTGCTATAGGGCAGAGTTGTAGGTGCAATTCCTACTATATCTATTCTAAGGTGCTTATAAAGCACCAAGTAACGTGTTGATTTTCCCATAAAGGGAATGCTATCTCTTGTAGGTAGCATATTGAGTAAATAGTGAAGTCCGTAGTCGGAATTAAATGTCAGTTATAATTAAGCCTTTACTCGTTTAGAATTGTTGATTACATTAAGTAAACCCCTGATTATAACAAAAAGCGTATATGTAACCCTAAGGTAGTGACATTTGCACAACTATTATTTACTTGATATGGTGTCTATAAGACACTAGAAGTTCTTATTTTATTTGCTATACGAACTCCGAGAGGATAAGATAGCAAAGCACTATCTCTAGTAGGTAGTGTACTGATGATATATAAAATGAATGGTTTTAAGGTTAGTACTAGGTCTAAGCCAAAGCGATTGTAGTAAAATTGCAAACCTTTATATCATTAGTACAGTATCTATTAAAGATACTATAAGTCAATAGAAATATTGACTTTTTTGGTCTATCTTAAAGACTTGAAAGAAAAGATAATATCTAAAAATCTAGGAGGACTAAACCTCTGTAAAAAAGTGGAAGGAGAATATGATATGAAAGAGTTTTTAGAAAATTTAGAAATAGGGGAAGGGAAAGTTAAGCTTAGTAAGGAAGAAGTTAAATCAATACTAGCAGAACATGGCAAAACAGTAACAACTGAATCCGAAAAAGCTAAAACTGATTTGAACAAGGAAATAGAAACTTACAAAACTACTATTGCTAATTTAGAAAGGCAATTAGAAAATGTACCAGATTCTGAAGAACTAAATGGTCTAAAAAAAGAAATAGCTGACATGAAAAATGCCGAAGCTAAAAGAATTGCTGATGAAAAAGCAAAAAAAGAAGATGAAATACTTACTAATAACATTATTTCTGCTTTTGGAGATAAAAAATTCACAAGTGACTATGTAAAAAATGGACTTGTTGCTGATATAAAATCAGAATTAAATAAAGCAGAGAATAAGGGAAAAGGTATAAGTGAAATCTTTGAAACCCTTACAAAAGATAAGGAAGGATTATTTGTTAATCCAAATCAACCTGCTAACATGCCAGGTATGGGAGAAGGAGATACATCTACACCAACAAATTTAGATGAGATGTCCTTTGAACAATATAAAGCATGGAGAAATAATAATTAAAGAGAAAAAGAAAGAAGGAATATAATAGGAATAAAATATTAACACCTCAAGTAATAGCAAATGAAGCATTACTTGTATTAGAATCAAATTTAACTATGGCTAATTTAGTACATAGAGATTATTCAAAGGAATTTGTAAATGTAGGAGATACTATTACAGTTCGTAAACCAGCTAAATTCGTAGCTAAAAACTTTATAGGAGAAGTTGAAGAACAAGATATCAGTGAAGGATCTGTACCAGTAAAAATGGATCGTTATAGAGATGTTACTGTTGGTGTAACTTCAAAAGAAATGACTTTAGATATTAAAGATTTTTCTAAACAAGTTATTGAACCAGCATTAAGTGCAATAGCTCAAGCAGTAGATATCGATCTATTAACTGTTGGTGTTGAAAAAGCAGGATCAAAGGTATCTGTATCAAATACTCCAACAATAGTAGATATTGCAAATGTTGCAAAAGCATTAGATAAAAAGAAAGCTCCAAGAGACAATAATAGAAACTTAGTGTTAGCAGTAGATACTTTATATAAATATAATACTTTAGATAATTTTGCTAAAGTTTGCTATAAAGGAGATAGCCAAGCATTAAAAGACGCAGAAATTGGTAAAGTTTATACAATGAATTCATTCATGAGTCAAAATACACCAGAAAATGTATCAGCAACATCTGGAACTGCTACTGCATATAAAGTTAAATGTGCTAAAGGTGCTACTCAATTTACTGTATCTGATGGTACTGCTAAAACAGGTACTATTAAAGCAGGAGACAAACTAATTGTTAATGGATATCTATTCGAAGTTGCAGAAGATGTTACTTTAGCAGATGGTGCAGGTACATTAAAGGTAACTGAAAAAATACCATTTACATTATCAGAAGCAACAAGTGCAACAATAATTAATAAAGCTCATTCATTAGGTTTCCATAGAAATGGTTTAGCTTTAGTTACTAGATCTTTAGAGTTACCACAAGGTGCAGCTAAGGCAGCAATAGCAAGTGCTGATGGTTTAGCAGTAAGAGTTGTATTTGGTTATGACCAAGATACAAAGAAAGATAAAATTTCATTCGATATCATCTATGGTATTAAAGAATTAGATAGTGATTTATTAGTAGATTTTGCTTAATAGAGGAGGGCATATATGAAATTTGAAAACCAATACTTAACTTACAATGAATATAAAGAGTTAGGGGGTAATCTTTCAGAAATGCCCTTTAATTTATTAGAATATCGTGCAGAAAAAGAGGTTGATGAATTAACTTTTGGTCGTTTTAAAAAGATTCTTGATTATCCACAAGAATTGAAATTATGTGTTAATAATTTAATTGATGAAATAGGAAAGTACAATGAAACTGGAACAAAATCTAGTGAAACGGTAGGAAACTATTCAGTTAGTTATGATAAGCAAGTGACAAAAGAGAAAAAAGAAGAACTAAAGAATATAATAAAAACATATTTATCGACATCAAAAGTTGATAATGTTTATGTTTTGTACTGTGGGGCTGATAAATATGCAAACAAATTCTAGTATGACACTATATCATAAAAATTATAATAAAAAAAAACGATTAGATGAGTGGATTAAATATCCAATAGAAAATGTTATGTGGCAAGGTGGAGAAGGAGCTAGTATCAATAAAGGTTATGATAAAGCTAATGATATAACAATATTCATACCATATGATAAAAATGAGGGACTTGAAAAGGTTCCTTTTTCTATTGGAGATATTATTGTAAAAGGTAATATCGAAGATAAAATATCTAAACAAAGTGATTTAAAAGTTAATAATTATAATATTACAACTGCCATAAATAATAATGATTATAGCAATAATATGAAACATTGGTATATAGGAGCAAAATAGGAGTATTTATTTAAAACCTACAAGTGTAATTAAAGCTAGATTAGGTATTCAAAAGGGAGGGCCTGCCCATGCTTTTCTAACACAAACTTGTTTTAGATATATGACGCCATTTGTCCCAGGAGGTACATCAAGTCATTTAAATCAAAATGTAGATTTACAAGTTGATAAGATTATATATCAAGGACCAGATGCACATTATCTTTACACTGGAAAAAAATACATTGATCCGAAATATAAGAAAGGTGCTTTTTACAGTCCTGATTTTGGGTATTGGTCTAGACCTGGTATAACAAAGATTAATTCTGGAGAAAATTTGGTTTATCATACAGTTGGAACAGGTTCACGATGGGATAAAAGAATGTGGACATCTAAAGGTAATGATGTTGTAAAGGAAGTACAAAATTATGTGAATAGAGGGTGTAAATAAGGATTGAAAAAATAAGAAAATATTTAATTGATAATAATATAATTGATGAAAATTATAGAATAAATGTAGATTTTTTGGGAGAAAACCCAACAGAATTTGCAATCGTTCCAATACCTGTTGATCCAATATTAGAGAAACATGTAGATGGTTCTTCTTTAAGACAATATCAATTTCAACTTATTAGTTGCAATGATTATGGTGCTGACGTTCTTCAAAATATGTCAAATAGTAAATTTTATGAGGATTTATATGATTTGATAGAGTTAAATAATTCCAAAGGAATATTACCAGATATAAATGGTATAGAAAGTATAGAATGCTTAAATAATGGCGCAATATTAGATGCAACAACTAATACTGCTAGATATTCAATTCAAATGAAAATAACATATGAAAAATAGGAGGTAAAACTTAGGGGAAAATATAAAAGAGAACAATATATGATTTTTGTTGATCCAACAAAAAAAGGAGATGCTACTGCAACTTGGGAAGTTCTTGGAAAAGATAATGATGAATTATCAAAAGAGATGAACAACGAAGTAGAAGAAACAAAAAATGTATTAGGAGAATCAGAAGTTGACGTAACTGCTGGGAACAGAACAATGACAGTTGACCCATACAAATTAAGAAACGACTCTAAATTCGCTGATGAATTATATGATATCAATAAATATGATAAAGATGGTTCCGATGTGGAATACCCATTTATGGAAGTGAATACTACAAAAGAAGTTGAAAGTAAGAGTGGGGAATTTGAAGCTTGGATTCAAACTGCCGCAGTTGATTTGAAATCTTGGGGTGGAGATACAAAGGCATTAGGAGCACCATTTGATATTCATTTTATTGGTAAGAAAACATATGGCAGTTACAATCCATCTACTGGAAAATTTACACCAGCAACAAGTGCAACACAAAGTAGCAGTAAATAGCCAGGAGAGGGGAAACCCTCTCTATTTTTTTTGAAGGGAGAAAATATGGATACTATTAAGTTAAAAAATGAAAATATATACAGAGTGTTTGTTTATACACCAGAAATAAAGGATGATAATGGAAAAGTTTTATTTGAAAGTAAACCAACAGGAGAATATCTTGAATTTGATTTAGAGGATATTGAGTTGCCATTTATTTATCAAGATATGATAGAAAAGTTAAAAGAAAATCATAAAAAGATAAAAAACAAATTTCTTATTATTGAAAAACAACAAGATCATAAAGGAAAAAAACTAATGAGTTCTAATGAAGAAGCCAAAGTAAAAGCATTAAATGAATTTTATAAAGAGCAAACTAAAATTTATAATATGTTTTTGGGTGAAAATGGAGTTCAAAAACTTTTAAACGGAAGAAAGTTGAGATGGACAACTCTAAGTGAAATTGATGAAATAATTGAAAAACAAATAGCTCCAAAAATAGATATTACATTAGATGATATAACTAAAAAGATTAAGTCTAAATATTCTGTCAAGAAAGAGGATAATGTACTTGAATAATCCAGAATATGTAAAGGTTGGTAATAAAAAGTATAAGATTAACACAGATTTTAGGGTTGCTATTGAGTGTAATGAAATAGCAGAATCGAGTGATGTAAGTGACACTGAACGACCTTTAGCAATAATTTATAAGCTTTATGGTGATGAAGGATTAGGTAATCCTCAAGATTGGGAAAAATTACTTGAACTGGCAATTAAATATCTTTGTTTAGGGAAAGATTTAGAGGATACAGAAGAAGAACGTGATATGGATTTGCAAAAAGATAGATATTACATAAGAAGTAGTTTTATTCAAGATTATAAGTATAATCCATATGATATGGAGTATCTGCACTGGTGGGATTTCTTTAATGATTTAAGTAATTTATCAAATAGTGAATTTGGCAACTGTTGTATTTTAAATCGTGTTAGAAATTTAAGAACAACGGATGTTTCAAAAATAAAAGACTGGAAAGAAAAAAATAGAATACTAAAAGCAAAAAGACAAGTATCTTTAATAAAAGAAGATGATGTTGAAAAAGAAATGACGGAAGAAGAAAAAGAAAGTCAAAATAGATTCTATGATGCATTAGGAGGTGATTAGAGGGATGGCAGAGTTGTAATTGGCACTGAATTAGAAACAGATAATTTTGATGCGGAAATAACCTATGTTAAAAGTCAAATGGAAGAAATAGAAAATAAACTAAAAAAAGCAAATATGGGTTTTGAAGTTGGGGATACACAAAAATTAGAAGCTCAATATTCAAAATTAGCTAGAAAATTAGATTCATTAAATAAAAAACAACAGGAGTTAAATAAAAGTGATTTATCTAATTTAAGAAAAAATATAGATAATGTGGGTAACGGTATAAGTAAAACAGTATTAAAAGTTGGTAAATGGGCATTAGCTGTATTTGCTGTTTCAAGTGCTTACAGTCTTGTAAACAATGCAATGAGTACATTAACACAATATGATGATCAAATGCAAAGTAATTTACAATATATTCAGTATGCTTTAGCAAGTACACTCAAACCACTTATAGAAACAATTCTTAACTTGGTAGTTAAATTGCTCCAATATGTTAATTATATAGCTCAAGGATGGTTTGGAATTAATTTATTTGGTAGTGCTAAAGATTTTAAAAGCATGGCAGATAGTAGCAAAAAAACTGCAAAAAATGTAAAAGAAACTAAGAAGAGTTTAGTTGGAGGAATAGATGAAATAACTAACTTAGATCCAGATAAAGAAGATAACAGTAGTGATGCTGATTCAGGCATTAAAATGCCTAGTTTTAATTTAAATACTATAGATGGTCCAGTTCCAGGTTGGCTACAATGGATTGTTGACAATAAGGATTTAATACTATCTGTAATGGCTGGCATTACAGCAGGATTATTAGCTTGGAAATTAGGACTTGGAGGTTTGAAATCTTTTGGACTTGGTATAGCAATAGCTGGAATTGTCTATGCTATTCAAGCAGTAATAGCTTATTTAAAAGATCCTAGTTGGCAAAACTTTGGAAAAATAATTACTGGAATAGGTATAGCAGTAGCAGGAGTTGCAATAATGTTTGGCGCGTGGCCTGTGGCTATAGCAGGTGTTATAGTTGCTATTGTTGGATTGATCATTTCTAATTGGGAAAAGATAAAAGAATTTCTTCAAGGGGGTATTGACTGGTTAAAAAGCAAAACTGACTTTATTAGTGAAACGTTTGGAAGTTTTTTTGCTTCTATGTATTCAATGTTTGTTTCAGGCTTAGAATTAATTTTAGATGGTTTTGATGGTTTCTTTAATGGTATAAAAGATATATTAGATGGAATAATTGAATTGGTATCAGGTGTATTCTCAGGAAATTGGGAAAAAGCCTGGGAAGGTGTTAAGAAAATATTTTCAGGAATATTCAAAAGTCTAATTGGAGTAGTAGAGAGCGCTCTTGGTATAATAATTAGTTCTTTAGCAACAATTGGAGCAGTAGTTGGTGATGTAATAGGTTCAGCATTTAAAGCTGTAGTAAATGGTATTTTATATTTAATAGAAATAAATCTAAATAGACCAATAAATGCAATCAATACATTAATTGGTGTAATTAATAAAGTCCCTGGGATTAGTATCGGAAAATTACCTGCTCTTAAGTTACCAAGACTTGCAAAAGGTGGTATTGTTAACAATCCTGGCAAAGGAGTTAATATGGGATCTTACGTTGCAGGCGAAAAGGGTGCAGAGGCGATAGTCCCACTACAAAATAGTAAATTTATAAGTGATTTTGCTAGTGAGGTAGCTGATAAAATGAGGAACAATGATATTAATACTCAATTGTTAATGGATTTAAATAAGAATATATTAGAGCTGGCTAATCAACCGGTATATTTCAGAGTAAATGGCAAAGATTTAGCACAGGCAACATATGATGATTTCCAAAACGAAGAAAAAAGACAACAAAAATCTGCGGTAGTAGTAAGGAGTTGATAATAAAGGGCATTTTTAGAAGCAAGTTATGATAATAACACATGGTTTGATTTACCAACTCCATCAAAAGATAATTTTAGTCCTACTTATACACACTTAGAAAATTCATTTAGAGATGCAACTGGCTATTTACATCGAGATATAAAAAGAAGAAATCTTGCAAAAGTGACATGCGGTTGGTCTAAATTAAATGCTAACCAAATGGCTTTATTACAAACACTTTATGAAAAGGATTACCTTTACTTAAAATTTACAGATAATTATGGTCAAAGAGTTATCAAAAAGGTTTATGCTGGTCCACTTGATGGAAAAACAAAATATGCGGATATAAATACATATCTTTTAGTTAAAAGAACTGATGTTCAAATGAACTTCATTGAGTATTAAAGGCGGTGAAGTTATGGAAACAGTAAGTGAATCATTTAAAAAAGCAATAAAAGCTACTGAGAGAGAAGTAAAAGGATATGTAGAAGTAATTTTTGATAATCAAGATGGTAGTGGTTATCAATTAACGACTGCACCAGAAAGATTACGAAATAGTTTAGAAACTGAAATAGTAGATGGAATAAAGAAAAATAATAAGTATGCTAGTTTGGAAGAAGGCTACACAGAGTTAGATGGTAGTTTTCTTCTCCCTAATTATAATATAATAGGGGATAAAACAGGATATGTTAGTAATGAAATATTTAGTAGCATAGAAAATAAAACAATTACATTAACAAAAGAATCAGATTTTGTAACAAGTAGTGGTATTACCATATATTTTGAAAATAATATTGCACAAATATTTACACTAACAATAATTAATAGCGATAATGAGAGTGTTGTTTTAGAAGTTGAAAATGATAAATCTGTTTATCAACATATTTTTGAGAGTCCAATAAGTATAAAATCAGTAAGTATCAATATACAACAAATGGAATATTCAAACAGAAGAATAAGAATATCTGAGATTGATTTTGGAATATCACAAGTGTATGAAGGATCCGACTTAGTGTCATTTACTACCAATGAAGAAATAGATTTATTGTTTACAAGTACACCTATTAATACTTGTACTATTAACCTAAATAATTATGATAATTCATTTAATCCATTAAATCCAATTGGATTAGTTAATTACCTAACTGATAATTGCATAATAAAGCCTTATGTTGGTGTTCTTACTAGAGAAAATGGAATAGAATATGTGCCCATGGGATATTTTTATCTTAAAGATTGGAGTTCTGATAATGATGGAAATGTTACATTAAATGGTCAATCATTGATGGGAATTTTAGCAAACTTAACGATAAAAAGTGATGGGCAGTTTTTATACAATAATGATCAAGCATGGACAGGAAAAACATTAGGAGATTATTTAACAAAAATGTATGGATATACATTTAAATTAAAAAATTTTGGTACTGCATCTAATATTTGTTTAAAAGATACAAAATTATTAAATTATTTAAAAACAGAATTTGCTTTTATGGCTACAAAAAATCATCCAAGATATTTCTTTATTTCTAGAAACAATGAGGCAATATTAGATTTAATCAATGATGGTATAGTTGATAATATAGAAAGGACCCAATTAACAGATGACGTAAAATATGAAAGTAAATCTGTTATCAATAAAATTAACTTTACAACAATAGATAACTATCACTTTACATCCAGCGATAAAAGCGATTTATTAAATCAAACATACACACTTACAGATACTGAGGAATATGTATGGATGACTTTTAACAAATCAACTAATAAAAATAGAGAAGGCAAAGAATTTAGTTACACCTCCACCGGTATTGGAAAGGCAGAACTGATTGATTACAATGAATGGTTAGCATATATAAAGTTTACTGGTAATGTTGGAGATAGCATTACTGTTCATCTTAATGGTTTTAAATTTGAAGACCCTCCAACTTTGAATGTTACATACCAAAATAATTACAAAATGGGAGATACTTTATCAATTGATTATACAGATTATTTTTATGCTGGAAATAATTTGAAAGATAATGCAAACTTTTATTTGGAAAGAGACAAAAAGTATAAAGTAACTGGTAATTATATTGGGGATCCGAGTTTGACAGCTGGAGACACAATTAGTGTTGAAACAAAATTTGGTAATAAGGATGTAGTGTTAACAAAAAGCAGCTTAACATTTGATGGTGGATTAAGTGGAAACTTTGAAGGTATGGGTGATTAATATGCAAAAAATGAAAAAGGATAATATAATAATCGAAGTGGAAGAACATGATATAGATAAAGCAAAGAAAATGGGCTTTGAAATATACAATGGGTATCTTATGCCAAACGCGGAGGTTGATTTTAAGGAATAACTATTTAGATAAGAAGATGTTAAATGATATGGAAAATAAAGTTGCTTACTTACATACTTTATTTAAGTCTAAATATAATCAAACAGAAACGTTTCTTAGAAATATTCAAACAAATGATAATTTGAGCCAAAGATTATTACACTTAAGCTTTCCTTTTGATAGCTACAAAAACATAACAAATACTGAGTTTAAAAAGATAGTAACTGTTAATAATGGAAATGATATCCAATATCGTTATAATACTAACAATATGCGACACTGGATTGCGTATCATTATAATGATGATAATACGAATTATATTTTATATAGTAAATATGACACCAAATTAATTAATGACTTTAATTATATTAGATATAAGTTACCTAAAAAAATTGGAAAAGTAACTGCTATTGATGATACAGACATATTTTATCAGTATATTAAAATTAAAGATGATGAATACAAACTATTAGAATATAATAAAAAAACGTGGGTAGATAATGAAATACCTTATTTACAATATATAGATAACATTGAAGAGGGAATAAATAGTGTAGCTGAGATGTTATATAAACCACTTAGTTACGAATATAAAGAATGGACAACAACAGGATATTATGGAATTGAGAGTAATGACTATGGTTTAGCACAGAAACCTATTAGTAACAAAGATTTTGAGAGATGGGATAATAATATAGAATTGCTAACTGAAATTATTAATAGCACTATAAATTTTTGGAATGTAATAAGTTATATGAATTGGAATGAAGATAGTCAATTTGATTGGGAGGAAAATTAAATGGCAAAAGTAAATTTTAAAAGGAGATTAACAAAAGAAGAAGTAGATAAAATACCAATAGAAGATGGTAATTTAATTATCGAAAAAAGTGGGGCAATGTATTGCGATTATGGCAATGAAAGAGTTAGGTTATCTTATAATTCTGGGGGTTCCGTTGATGATATTTTAATTGCTTTGGGTTTAGATAATGATACATATTCTACATCAAAAACATATGCAATTGATGATTTAGTGGTATATAATCATACAATTTACCAATGCAAAACAGCTGTTACAATAGCAGAGGAGTTTGATAGCTCAAAATGGGAATTAGTTCCTTTTTTTGTGAATGAATAAAGTAGGAGGGAAACAAATGAAAGTATTGACAAAGCTCATCAGGGGCTGTAATCTTAAACAAACAAACAAACAAACAAACAAACAAACAAACAAACAAACAAACAAACAAACAAATGTACTTATGTGCAAACAGAGAGGAGGCTCAAGTTATTTACTAGAGTCTCTTCTTTTATTAGAATGTGCAAGAAAAGAGGTGACTGGTACTATTTAGTATCATCATCTCGTGATTTTTATGCTTAATGAAAAATTAATACCTTCAAGCATTGCGAGGAAAAGTGATGTTGAACAGATAAATAAAAGGCTTGGTTATTCTAGTGAAGAACAAGTTATAGGCACTTGGATAGATGGAAAACCGATATATCGTAAGGTTATAAATATCGGAAAGTTGCAAACAACAAAAGGTGCTTTTTCTTATGACCATGGGATAAACAATATTGATTATTTTACAAAAGTAGAAGGAATAATGAATAACGGAACAGAATGGTTTTCGATGAATGCTTGTTATCGTGGTGTAAATAATTATACATATGATTTTGGTTTATTAGCAACAAAGACAAAAATAACTTGCTCTACGCAAACTGATAGAAGTGCATATTCTGCAATAGTGACATTAGAATACACAAAAACAACCGATTAATAGCATTAAGCATAAAGATACTAAATATACCGCAGTATGAAATTAAATCCAATATTGACAGAAGATTTAAGAAAATTAATAGAAAATAATAGTAAAAAAATAGAAGATATAATTGAAAGCTCTACAAACTATATAAAATTTGCTGATGGAACTTTAGTATGTTTTGCTGATGTATATGCAACATCTTCTTTAGCTGATTATTGGAACCAACTAAAGAGGGGGCAAACAGCAGTTACATTTCCTCAAAAGTTTGTATCAACACCATTAGTAAACACGGGATTAAAAAATGCGGAAATGTTTGCTCAACTATCTGTATCAGCTGATGATATAAAAGTAAGTGGTTTTACAGCCAAAATTTTTAAGCCGAGTGGAGCTACTTCTACAGGTCTTAATTTTAATTATATTGCAGTAGGTAATTGGAAATAGTACGTTCTAATCTATGAGATCTAGCAATAACACATTAATATGCTTAATCCGATTTTTACGCAAGATTTAAGAAAATTAATAAATGAAAATACCAAAAAATTAGAAAATATACAAAATTATTCTAGCGAAGAGCAAGTCATAGGCACTTGGTTTGGAAAAAAATTATACAGAAAAACAATTTATAGAAGTTCTTTAATTAATGGCACCGAAGAAACTGTTAATCATGGTATACAAAATGTTGATAAAATATGGTTAGACGCAACAGGAAGTTTTGCGATTTGGTCAAATGGATTTACAGGTAACTTACCGTATTTGAATCAAACATTTGCAAATAGTATATTTATTACAGATGTACGTTCTACAACATTTAAAATATCGTCTGGTATGAATAGAAGTAATCTATCAGGATATATTACACTTCTATATACAAAGACGACTGATTAATATGTATTCATATGAAATAAAGCAGTTATTAGAACTTAAAAATTGTCTGCTAGATAGAAAAGAAGCTAATAAGATATTGAATGTTAAATATAATCCACAAATCAATCATATTAAATATAATCAAAATGGTAATGATTTTGAAATGTGGACTTCTGATGATTATTATTTTAAATTTAAAGTTAAAAGAAAGGAATTTTAAAATGGAACAATTTATAGAAAAGATAGTAGGTCTAAATGAACCTAAAACGATATTTATGTTATGCGGAATATTTGTGTTTACAGATGTTCTTACTGGATATTTAAAGGCATTTAAAAATAAGAAAGTTAATTCATCTATTTCAAGAGATGGATATATAAAAAAGATAGGCTGGGTAATCGCCATATTGCTCGGTTTTTTTGTGGACCTTCTTGTAGGAGTAAATTTATTTCTTATTGGTAGTGCAATAGTATGTATATCCACAGAAGGTATAAGTGTTTATGAAAACTTAGGTGAGATAGGCATTAATATGCCTTTTAAAAAATATTTTGAAAAATTAGATCAAAAGGAGAGTGAATAGAAATGGCTACAATCGATAATAGAACAGAAGATGAAATTGAAGAAATAGGAATTGTATCAGGAGAAGAAGATACAATTGAAAAGGAAAGTGAGTAAATATGATAAAAGGACAAAAATCAATTCGTGGAGGTATAGAAGATTTTCTATGCCCTTTCACAGATATGTATATAACACAAGGATCAAATAGCAGTTTCTCTCATAGAGGAATAATGGCTAATGACGTAAGAGGAGTACAATCTGGAGTTAGATATCCTTATTATGCTCCTTGCACTTGTAAATGTGTAAAGATCTATCCAGAAAGCGGACAAGCAATGTGGCAATCTTTAAATAAAGTTAGATTTGCAAATGGAAGAATAGATTATGCTACATTTATGACAGCTCATGACAATGATTTTAATGCTAAAGTAGGGCAAGTAGTTAATCAAGGAACTCAACTAGGAAATATGGGAACTAAGGGGGTGGGAACAGGTGTTCATTGCCATATTGAAGTATCACAGTCATCAGATACAACATGGAGGAAGAAATCTAGTTTTGTTTATAATGGAAGAACATATCTTGTATATGGTTTTAATAATGAATACGATCTAGATGATTGTTATTTTATTAATAATACTAATATATTGAATGGCATGGGTGGTAATTGGAAAACGACTGATAAAGTACCAGTGACTAATCTTCAACCTCAAGGTGCAGACCAAAAACTATATAAAGGCAGCAAAGTTAAATTTGATGGAATCTTTAAGGTTGATATCTTAAAAAGTCCATTATCAAGTAGCTTATTTGGTTGTTGCGCATTAACTGGTTGTAATTTCAACGATTATAAAAATGAAAGAGTAAAAAACTATCACTGGTTACCAACTGGACCATTTACAGAATGTGATAGTAATGGTAATGTAACATCAGATCAAAGATTAACAGGTGGTAGCTCATATGTTAAAAATAATAATATTTATAATGTAGAAGATATAGATATAAAAAGTAACTCAGCTAAACTTGTTATTGATGGTAGAACAGTATGGGTATTTAGTAAATATCTTTATGAAGTAAGTGATAGATAAAAATAAAAAATGCACAGTATTCTTGAAATATTATGCAAAAAAATAAAATGTAGTAAATTTAATAATTCTAAGATGTTGTTAACCAAAAAACATATAAATTTGCTTAGATGAAAAATAAAAATTCAAATAAAAAAGGTACTGAATTTGCTAAAATGGCAGTTTGCAGTACCTCTTTTTTTGTGTAATAATTTAGACACGAAAGGGGGAAAATAAAATGTTTACAAAAATTTTAACTGACAATGAAACACAGAAATTTAGTGAGCTAACAGGAATTAGATCTACTAAAGTTTTGATTAGCAAGGGTAAAAGATATTATTATGCTACTATTGTTAATCAATCTGTTAAAATCAGAATCAGCAAAGAACTAGCAAGTATATTTATTTAATAAAGACATATAGTTTACAAGTTAAAAAATGTAAATGTTTGACTTTTGAATTTTATGTGTTATAATCAATATAGGTTCAGTGATTTGCAACCTATTGTTGCTAATCCTACCATTTTTTTATGTATAAAATTAAATAAATATACATACAAATAATTATGAGCATAT